ATATATTGATAAATACATGAAAGACTGTAATATCACTGATATGATGTTTCCAGAACAATTTGCATTTGAAATGTTTCGTATGAAAAGATATATGCCGAATGATGTGGATGAGTTTGCAGATCATGTTGATGTGGGTAATTATGATTCTGCTCGTAGATTTTTGGTATTCTTTTTATACCTTGATGATAACGAAAGAGGGTTTACAGATTTCCCACAGTTTCACATAAGAGTGAAACCAGAAACAGGTAGGATGTTGATGTTCCCCCCAATGTGGACACATCTTCATGCTGGAACAAAACCGATTGAGAAACCAAAATATATTATAGGCAGTTACTTACATTATGTATAAATTTGTAGAGAATAAAGATAAGACTTGGACAGGTATTGGACTGACTGAAGAGGCGGGGAAATATCAAGGAGTAGTTTATCGCTACGGTGAAGTCAAAGTAATTGAGAATGAAGAAAAAACAGAAGCCTCTTTACAATTTGAGTTTGATGTGTTAGACTCTAATGGACTACCAAAAGAAATGTTTGACGATGATTTTTACAAAGTCATTGGCGATGTTTTAACAGATATTTTAGAACAACAAATGAAAGAGGATGCTTTACAGTATGTCAACACAGACGATTGAACGAACTACACTTAGTAACTTAGTATACAATGAACCATATGCGAGAAAGGTTTTGCCTTTCATCAAACCAGAGTATTTTAATAATCGTCACGAAAGAGTTGTATTTGAAGAAATCAATAAGTTTGTAGAGAAGTATGGTAATCAACCTACCAAAGAAGCGCTCTCTATTGAACTTGATAATAGAAAGGACTTGACTGATGAAGAGTTTAAGTCAGTTCTAAACATTGTCGAAACACTATCTGATGCACAGGTTGATATGCAATGGTTGGTGGATACGACAGAAAAGTTTTGTAAGGATAAGGCAGTCTACAATGCCATCCTCAGTGGTATTCAAATTATTGAAGGGAAAGATAAACAACAAACCGCTGAAGCAATTCCATCTATTCTATCAGAAGCACTTGCAGTCGCATTTGATCAGAATGTTGGACACGACTATGTAGAAGATGGTGAGGACAGATTTGAGTTCTACCATAAACGAGAAGAAAAGATTGAGTTCGATTTGGATTACTTTAACAAGATTACCAAAGGCGGACTACCACAAAAAACTTTGAACATTGCACTTGCTGGAACAGGTGTTGGTAAATCGTTGTTCATGTGTCACATGGCAGCGTCAACCCTCATGCAAGGAAAGAATGTTCTATACATTACTTTGGAGATGGCAGAAGAACGGATTGCAGAAAGAATTGATGCGAATCTAATGAACATCACTATGGATGACTTACACGAGTTGCCCAAAAAGATGTTTACTGATCGTCTCTCCAAGATTCAAACAAAGACCAACGGAAAGTTAATTATCAAAGAATACCCAACTGCATCTGCTCACACTGGACATTTCAGAAGTTTGATTAAAGAACTGGCACTAAAGAAATCATTTAGACCCGATATTATCTTTATCGACTATTTGAACATCTGTGCCTCATCAAGATTTAAGGGGAATGCAAATGTCGGATCTTACTTCTATATCAAGGCGATTGCCGAAGAACTTAGAGGGCTTGCAGTGGAAAATAATGTGCCGATTATGTCAGCGACACAAACTACTCGTGGAGGTTACTCAAACTCAGATGTGGGTTTGGAAGATACATCAGAGAGTTTTGGTTTGCCTGCTACGGCTGACCTCATGTTTGCTCTCATATCAACGGAAGATTTGGAAAGTCTAAACCAGTTAATGGTTAAACAGTTGAAGAACAGATATAATGATCCTGGCGCTAACAAAAGATTTGTTATCGGTATTGACAGGGCGAGAATGAAACTATATGATTGCGAACAGGAAGCACAAAATGACATTATTGACAGTGGACAGGAAGATGATACCCCAGCATTTGATAAAACGACTTTCGGAGTGGGTCTTGGAAAGAGCAAGACTTATGAGAAATTTGAGGACATCAAAGTATAAACAACCAAGATACTTTGTAAATCAGAACGGAAATGAATGGGAAGTCGTAGAGTTCCCAACCAATGATATTGTATCTACATTCTATAGAAAGATAGACGCTGAGTTGTTATCAGAACGACTCACTAAAAACAAACCTTTTGGTGATAGACCATTACCAAAGTTTCTGAAAGGCAATAAGCACGTTGACATTTCTGAATAATTATGTTATTATAAATAGTAATGAAATTATTTGTATGAATGGAAACTGTGTAAATGTTAAACTTTTCAGGCTTTCTTGCCGAAGATAAAGGTGGCAAGAATCTACACCTAGAACATATCGAAGATGAAATTTTGAATTTCGGAATTGATGGAGCTCGAGGTTCTATCAATTTTGTTCGTTCTCTTAGAGATATGTTGGCGGGTGCATCTCGTTCATCTGTAAACATGACTGTCAAGTGGGATGGCGCTCCTGCAATCTTTGCTGGTATTGACCCAGAAGATGGTAAGTTCTTTGTTGCAAAGAAATCAGTTTTCAACGTAAATCCAAAACTATACAAATCTGCTTCAGAAGTTGATGCAGATGTTTCTGGTGCATTGAACTCTAAGTTCAAGACTGCGCTTACAGAGTTTTCTAAGTTGGGTATAACAGGTGTTCTTCAAGGAGACTTGATGTTCACTGATGATGTATCCACAGAAACTATTGACGGTAAGTCCTACCTTACATTTCAACCAAACACAATCGTATATGCAGTTGATGTGAACTCAGACTTGGGTAAACAAATCAAGAATGCAAAGATTGGTGTAGTGTGGCACACCACATATTCTGGTAAAACTCTACAAGATATGAAAGCATCATTTGGTGCAAATATCAGTGGACTACAGAAACCATCTACTGTTTGGATGGATGATGCAACTTACAAAGATACATCTGGAACTGCAACAATGACTGCCGCAGAAACCGAAAAGGTTACTGCATCACTATCTTCTGCTGGTTCTACATTCAGAACAATTAACTCTGGATTACTTGATAAGTTTCTTACACTTCAAAATGGGTTCACTGGTAATCTTGCTGGTGCATCTCTAAAGACTTACAATAACAGTAAGGTAAGACAAGGACAAAAGATTACTAATGCAAAGGCTCATGCTACTGGTTATTTGGCATGGGTTGAAGATGCGTTTCAAAAACAAATTGATAAACTCAAGACACCAAAAAATAAAGAAGTGCTTGAGGTAAAGAAGAAAGAAACAATCAGAGAACTAAAGAAACACACTACTAATCTTACAAACATTATCACCTTTCAGAATCACATTGTTGATGCAAAGATGGGTATCGTAAGTAAACTAAATACTGTTAAGAGCATTGGAACTTTCATTAAGACTTCCAATGGATTTAAGGCAGTCAACCCAGAAGGGTATGTTGCCATTGATAGAACAACTGGTGGTGCTGTCAAACTTGTTGACAGAATGGAATTTAGTTTCAATAACTTTACTGCGATAAAGGCATGGGATAAATGAGAAGTTTTAAGGATATTAGAGAAGCTCGTGGTGACACTTGTGTATTTACCTTTGGTAGATTCAATCCACCAACGACAGGACATGAAAAACTATTAGACGCTGTTGCGACACAGGCAAAGAAGAACCCTGGCGCACCTTACTATGTGTTTGCTTCTCATTCTGAAAACGCAAAGAAAGACCCATTACCATATGCAAAGAAAGTTGCATATATGAAGAAGATGTTCCCAAAACACGCAAGGAACATTATTGTAGACAAGGCACGAAATGTATTTGAGATTGCAGTCTCATTACACAACAAAGGACATAGAGCAATCGTAATGGTTGTTGGTTCAGATAGAGTTGATGAGTTTAATAGTCTACTTAACAAATACAACGGTGTAGAAGCGAGACATGGTTACTACGGATTCGATGAGATTAAGGTAGTATCTGCTGGTGAACGTGATCCAGACGCAGAAGGTGTAACAGGAATGTCTGCATCTAAAATGCGTGCTGCTGCATCGGCGAATGATTTTAATTCATTCGCACAAGGATTACCAAGTGGGTTTGCTGATGGTAAGAAACTATTTGCAGATGTTCGTAAACACATGGGTATTCGTGAATCATTCAACGGTTTAAACTACGTTATGACTGAAGAAGATGTTATTCGTGATATGTATGTTCGTGGAGAAGTTTTAACCATTGGTGATGAAGTCACAGATTTATATACTGGTGTAACTGGTAAAATTATTCGTAGAGGCACTAACTATCTAACCTTTGCAGAGGAAGATGGAACAACTCACAAAAAGTGGTTGTATGAAATCCAACTTGCAGAAGATTGTTGGCCTGGATTTAAACAAGTTGATGAAAAACAAGACAAAGATATTAAAGACAAGAAGGGAACTCAACCCGCTAAGTATTATGCAAAAGATGCTGAGGGTGATGAGATGGCAAAGTCTACTAAAGACAAAAGAGATGCACACTTCAGAAAACAGGCAGCAAAGGATGACGATGATCCTAAAGCATACAAACCTGCCCCTGGCGATGCAACTGCAAAAACTAAACCATCAAAGTATACAAACAAGATGAAGAAGTTGTTCCCAGATTTGTATAAAGAGAGTGCAGATAAGTCTCTTCAAAAGAAGGCAGACGCTTCTGGTATTGCACTTGGTATTCTACAAAAAGTTTTTGATAGGGGTGTTGCAGCATGGAAAGGTGGACATCGCCCAGGCACAACTGCTGTTCAATGGGGTCATGCAAGAGTGAACTCTTTCATCTCTGGCGGTAAGACAAGAACTACTGCCGATGCAGATTTGTGGAAACAACATAAGGGTAAGTCGGAAGAGAAAGAAGACCCTCGTGAAATCGGAACAGATGCGAGAAGGGAGAAACTTCAAGGAATGACGCCAGGACAGGAAGTAGAAAAGTATACAGTATCAGAAGGTTTGACTATGGTTGTCAAACACGGTAAAAAGAAATACCAACTTGGGGATGGACAAAAGATCAAGATGTTTGGTAAGGAATACACTTCAACAGGAGTAACCAAACAACAGGTTTATGTTGTAAAAGGTACAGATGGGGAAAGAGTATTCTCTAAGAAAGAATTTGAAGCACTTCTAAAGAAGGGTGATATTGAAATTATTGATACTGGAAGTGTTGCACAGTTTGAAAGATTTTCATTTAAGGAACATTTGAATTGTGGAACACCAAACTGTTGTAATGAGTGTGAGACTTCAAGTCTAATTGAATCGAACCAATATCGTGTTGGTTCAGAAAAGTATTTTGAGTTTTTCCAAGAGAAGAGGGATGCCTACAAAGTCGGTGTCTACAGTCCAGTAGGTTTTGACAAAGAACTTATGGAAGGTGATCTTGGAAAATATGATATGTATCAAGGACAACACGTTCCACTGGACTGTCCTATGATGTTTGAAGAAAAAGATGTAGAACTAAACAAACCAAAAGTCGGTGGGCCTAAGAAATACTATGTGTATGTTAAAGACCCATCAACAGGTAATGTCAAGAAAGTCACATTCGGTGATACAACTGGACTGAAAGTTAAGTTGGATGACAAGGAAGCAAGAAAGAACTTTGCTGCTCGTCATAACTGTGACCAACAGAAAGACAAAACTAAGGCGGGGTATTGGAGTTGTAACCTACCTCGTTATGCAAAACAACTTGGTTTGAGTGGTGGAGGAAATTTCTATTGGTAAATCCATATGAGGATATTATCTTAGAGGATGGTGCTATTATCAGAACTTTCGCAGAAGGATTAAATGAGGAAGAACTGGTTTGGCATCGTGATAAAAATGATAGAGAGATTGCAGTGTTATCTGGTAACGGATGGCAATTGCAAATGGATAACCAACTACCCAAAGAAATGAGGGTAGGACAACTTTATCATATTAACAAAGAAGAGTATCACAGACTTATAAAGGGTGAAGGAACTCTAAAACTTAAAATTTGGGAAAAACAAAATGACTAGATACAGTTCAACAATGAGAGATGCCCTAATGCAAATTCGTGAGGGGTACTCTCAAGTAAAAGAAGCTCCAGAAGATAATATGCCTGCATCACCAGATGAAGGTTCAATGGCAATGCAACAATTAGAATTTATGATGCACGCCATTCAAAAAATGAAAATGCACATTCAAAGTGGGGGAGAGTTTCCAGAGTGGATGCAGAATAAACTTTCTGGCACACATGAGAAACTAAAGTCGTTGTATGCAAACATCGAACATGGTGATATGAATGAAGAACTCGACCTTGATGAGATGAAGATGGATGACCCTAAGTTGGTTAAAGCATTTGACAAGATGAAGAAGGGTGACACCATCAAACTTAAAACCAGTTCTACAATCAGTCAAGGTAAAGACTTTGTT